CGGGCCCTTTTCCATCCTCTGGCAGAACCCAGACGAAGAGTACCCAGGTTTCACCACGCTCAACGCATGGGACTACGGCCTGGAGTTCGGTGACATCGATGCTGGCAACGGCATCCACCTCACCAAGTATGCTGACGGCGACATCGAGTACACATTACCGATTATTACGCTATGACCAAAGTACTTGCCACCGAGGATGGTCTCGGTTACTTTGTAGAAGTCGGAGAGAGACGAGCCTTCGTTTCCTCCATGCACCTAGTCCCAGACAAGGAAGCCCAACTCACACGACTCAATCAGGAGGACCACCAATGAAATTCTCTTTCACCCAGCTCACCACCACAGCCCTCACGGGCTTAGCCGCTCTCGGCTTCGCCTCAGCGTCTTTCGCTACTCCTGTCAATGCGCAGGGAGTAAGAGAAGGTTCGCTTGATGCTCATGTCGTACTAGTTCGAGCCTTAGATCGTGCTGGTGTCAGCCTTGTTTTGAACCATAGCCATTGCCAAGAGATTGCCGGAATCAATGGTTTCTACAGTGGTCAGAACCGTCTATTAGTTGTTTGCAATGATCGGTACATCCCGGGCATTGAGGAAAATCCTGAATGGACTGCTAATGATCTGGATACTCTGCGCCATGAGGCCCAGCACTTTATCCAGGATTGCATGGTAGGCACCAACCATGATCATACCTTGAGCAGCGTGTACAAGGACCCTGTAGCCCTTGGAAGGTATGTCCTTGGTCAAGGCCGTTTGGATAATATTACCCGCATCTATCGTGAACAGGGGGCTAGTGATCATGTCCTGCGGATGGAATATGAAGCCTTCTCTGTGGCAGCCATGAACGTGCCCCTAGAACAGTCTCAAGATATTCAGCGTTATTGCTTGGGAGGTTGAACATGAGCTTGGTTATATTGTTGTTCATACTGCTACTTGTTTTTAGCTGGAACATTGCTGAGTAAGTGTAAAGCCCCGCCAAGTGCGGGGTTTCTTTTTGCCCTGTTAGCTGGCTGTTAACCCCAACGGGGTTGGGCTGTTCCCTACCTCCTGGTGCCAGACCCAGGTACTTTATTTTTTCCGTGCCAGACCCAGAATTATTTTCTTCTCTTTTTTCTTTTTTTCTTTTCTTTTATTTGTTTTCTTGCTTTTCTCAGACCCAGCTCTTAGCCTCCATACCCCAGAGTGATACCTGCGGTTGCGCAACCTGAGGTATCGCAGACCGATAGCTGAGGTATCGGCGACCGATAGCAGAGGTATCGCAAAACGATAGCTGCGGTATCGCACATCTATATATATAGACTTAAAGATATTTATAAGATAATAAGATGTGAAAACAATGACTGCCGTCAGCTCTGTATGCCTCTCTAAGGGCTTGTGAAAGGGGTGTTGGATGGATGACACCTGTTGGATGGTACAAACGCCTTCTGGGGTCTTGTAGGGGTCTTAGAATGGACCCTGGTCTCTTCGCTCCACTGGGTAGTGTATATACTTACCGTCCAGCTGTCGTGGTGAGTAGGGAACAAAACCTAAGGTTTTAGGTAGGGGGGACGGCGCCCCGTCACAAATCTTTACGATTTTTGATACAAAGAAACATCAGCATTACCTATCCAAACCGGTTGCAGCGCAAGGGTTTTCAGGGGAATGTCTAATGTTACGATTTGTATAATACGATTTATTACGGCAGGCTTGACACAAAAAAATTCCGTGATAGTGATTAGTGATAGTGAACGGTCACCCGTCCAGCTGATATTGCTGATATTGAGAATCATTCTCAAAAAGGGGGATAGTACAAACGTACTAGCATAGGCGCGTAGGTATATATACTCAGTACAAATGTACCTGTGGAAAAACCTGTGGATAACTCTCCTGCAATTGAGAATCAATCGCAAGAACGAGCTGTCAGAATTGGCGGTTTTCGTGATTCCTTTTTGAGAACCGTTCGCAACAAGCCAGCTGCGAGCCAACTGGACAAGGCCGCGGCGATAGGTATTTCTACTTGTAGGTGTATTTACTCACTAGGCCCGTGGTGGGCCAGACCCTGTCAGCTGATCCGATCAGCCAGCGTCACGCGGAGACAGGGCGTAAAAATACCTAGGGGGTAAACCCTAGGCAGAAATGCTCACTTGGTCACCCCATGGATGCGGCGCCAGGTGACCCAGGTGATGGCCTGGCAAGCGCTGGGGGTGATGCCCAGCTCCTCGGCCGCGGTCTGGTAGTCTGCCTTGATCTCACGGCGGAGCTTGACGCCGATAGCAGGGACGTCCTTGAGGCCCGTGCGGTTGGCTGCCCAGATGCAGAAGGCATGGCCGTCGATGCAGACGTCATCCCTGCCAGCGATGCAGGAAGCGAATTCTTGAAGCTTGGGACCGCTGAGGATCTTCAGGGCGGTCGGTAGGAGTTCTAGGCCAGACTCCAGGATCTTGACGGCCTTGGTCTTGTTAGCGGTGAAGGTACAGACTTTGGTCAGCATAGCCTGCTCGGCGCCGCCAGCCTGGAAAGCAGCGATCAGGGAGTCAGCATCCTGTACGTTACGCTCCCAACGGTTGCGGGGTGACAGGGCGGCGATGACGCCGATGGCCTGGGCTGCAGGGATGCTGTAACGCTCGGCGAGCTTGACGGCGATGGCCTTGGCGTTGGGGTACCAAGTGATACCGTCCTGCTTTTCGGTCAGGGTAGCCAGCTGGTAGATGGCCTTGATGTTATCGACGTTGGTGCGGGTCATGGCTGGTTGCCTTTGGTTGATGTTTTCATTGTAGAGACAAGGGCCCCGAAGGGCTCAGAGTAGAAATACTCAATTAGCGGAGGGAAGCCAGGTAAGCATCACGGGCCGCGGCAAGCTCAGAGACGGGGCGGACGTTGGCGGAAGCTTGGGCGGCTGCCTGCAGGCCAGCTTGGAATTCGCGGAGTTGGCGGGCAGAAGGGCGGGCGTTGGTCATGGTTGGTACCTTGGTTGGTTGGTTGGCCTTGGTGGCCAGGGTCAGAGGGGGGATCCGATCCCCCGGCGTCTCGCCTTGTCTCTGATCAGAATCCGTCAGTGTCGACGGTGTGGGTGCGGAAGTGCATCAGCTCATGGACCCGCTTGGCAAACTGATCATCCAGAGCGTTAGTGCGGGTTGCATGGGGCTTGATGGTTTTGATGGTCTTTTTGCAGCTGTTAGCCATGTCGACGATCAGCTGCTGATTGGTGGAGTAGGGGAAGAACATGATCCTTTGGGGTTGGTGGTGGCGGGGGAGTGGTCCTCCCCCATGTCTTTAAGATAGTCGATTCAGGGTCAGAGCGCAATAGGTATTTCTGCTCAAACCCAGAAAGTGTCCGGGCGGGTCACTTGAATCAGGACGCAGTCTTGGAAGCAACCGCGCTTGTAGTCTCGAACGAAATTCTGGACCGCGTCATCATGGGCGGAGCCCTGACCGATCACGGTGATGATCAGAGACGGCTCATCGATGATGCCTCGCTCGGGGGATTCCCACCGACCGGTGGCTTCCTGGATGGTGTGGCCTGAGGGGAAGTGCTTGCCGGCGGCGATGTAGGCGAAGGCCCGGCACTGGTCGACGGTCAGCTCAGGGGATTCGAGGCCGACGGTGATGGAGTAGGTGGTGGCGAAGCTCATGGATTGAATCCGGTAGGTGGTGGGAGTGCTCCTCCCATGCCTTTAAGATAGGCGAGCTTGGGTCAGAGCACAATGGGTATTTCTACCCAACTTCTTTACTGAGAAGAATTCGCAACAAGGGGTAGTTGGCATTAGCCCCGTGGCCGCGGCTTACAGCTGATCACCCTAAGGCATCGCGGCTCGCAAGCCAGTACGTTGGCGATCGCGGCACGGGCATCAGGGCCAGGTGAGAATGATTCTCTCAGGAGCCCGGAATGATCGAGGTACTGAATACAGTAAGTCATTTTTTTTGAAGGGGTGGAGTGACTTGGTATGGGGCGGGGTGCTCAGGAGCCTAGCAGGTGGATAGCCAGGCATGGAAACGCGAGGAGCAAGATCGGGGCGAGCAGCAACTCCATGGTTCAGCGGGCGAGGAGTTCTAGCACTTCCCGGGCTGCATCCTTGCGCCCTTCTTTTGCTAGTTCTACGGCAAAGGCCTCGAGGTCGCGACGTTGCTTGTTAGTCATAGGTGGGGTGGGATGGTTGGGTAGTGGGGAGATGCTTGTCCTCTCTCCCATGCCCCTATGGTGGCCCACCACCCATGGCATAGTCAATAGGTAGAACTGCTCATTAAGGGTAGGGTAGTACCGTTGTACTGTTTCCTGAATTTTTGGTTTTTCGCAGGTCTTGCCAGATTTTCGGGCTTCAGCCCATGCCCTTACCGCTTGCCCATGCCCGGCGCTGACCCGAGCCCTTGCCCATCGCTTGCCCATCCGCTTGCCCATCCGCTTGCCACCCGATCGCCCATCCCTTGCCCACCCCATTGCTTGCCCATGCCCATGCCAGCCACCCGATCGCTCACCCCACGCCAGCCAGTCAGCCGACCCGACCCGACCCCAGCCGATCCGACCCCCCGCCCCCGATCCGCGATGCCCCGGGTACAGGCAGGCCCCCCTGAAAATCTCACAATTTTTCTCGTACCGACTCTGTATCACCCCGAACATTTGCCAAAAAAAGGCCCCCTGATTCAAAATCGAGGGGGTAACTTCGGTCTAAAAAAATTTGAGATTTTTTTTGAAACGAGTTTTCCGTTTTTCGAGCATTAGGATGGCTGTATTTCACGCATTGGGTCAATATAGACTTTTGAGCCAGTCGCGTTCTCTGGGTTCCAGGAGCATGATGGTACGATTCATGAAAATTCGAGCCTGTTTGGCGCTCATCTGGTGGTAGAATCGGCCCAAGAGTTGTTTTACGGCATCTTCGGACTGGCAACGTACCGCAAGAAGCAGTGCTAGGGAGTTGATTACCATCTGCTGGCTTGAGATTTCTGCCATTCTACCAGCCCAGGTAAACTATTATGACCATTTAAGATACCGATCATGGCTCTGGACACCACTGGTAACTGGGTAGCAGGCGATGATCTGCGTATCATTGAGGCATTGATGTTGCCATTCGGCACTTATGTGCTCGATTGCGTCCAAAACTGCATGAATCAGCTTGAGGACATGAGTCCTGAGGCGGTTTTGCGTGTTCGTGCCCTGCTGGACGAGTATGAGGCGGCTGATCAGGCCGAATCTGGTCAGAACTTGGGTGATACTGAAGGTAAAGTCCTGGTTAAAGCCGATGTTTTGGAGTGGGAAGTCGTAAATGGTGGTATTTCCGGCACTTCACAGGAAAAAGCCAAGATTCGCGACGAAATTGCACGTTATTTCAGCTTCTGTTCCTGTCTGGCTGGTTATTTACCTGGTTCTGGTGGCGGTGGATACGGAACTGCTCCCCTGATCCGCTCCTGATTGCCTGATTGGTAGACTGTATCCGTATTATACGGCTTTCTACCCATGACTCACCCCGAGAATTCACCCGAGGTGAATAAATTGATGGCAGAAATCGCTAAATCTGACACTTGTCAGGTCTGGTGTAAGGGTTGCGGCGATTGGCGAGTGATGAATGCAGCCTATGCCGCCGTCATCAAGACTGGTGAAATCGAATCCTGCGGCAAATGTCGGGAATGAACGACGAAGAAATGGGTTTCATGGTAGAGCTAACGGACGATGAGGTCCGTACACTGCTCTATGCGGTCCAGGAAGCCATTAGAGTGTGGCCAGGGTCACCTGCACGTCCTGCGGAAGAACAGGAACAACTACAGGCTCTTAAGACTCAATTGTTTACCATGACATTGGAAATGCAATTCGGTCCTGAAGCGTAGCGAGGCGCAAGCCGAGGTAAGCTGAAAAAAAATGCGCCGCTGCGCGGAATACTAGACCAAATAAGGGCGCAACATGGTATCTCCTCTACTTAGCTACGCCAACTCGCGCATCCTGGTGCCTGCGCAGGGGGCTGTAAGCCTTGTAAACGGGCGTTGGCAGGAAGCAGCGGGGGATTCATACCTGGTGAAGTGCTTCCTGTCCCGCCAGCAATATAGCGGCGTATCTTCGGGTTCTAAGCTGATTCCAATCCCTTCGCAGCTAGACGGGGAAATGATGCCCGGGGCTAGTGGAGACCAGTTCTACTACCGAGGATACGCTCTTGAATACACTACTGTGGCCAATACGTGGGATCTTGAGACGTCAGACGAGTCGTCCCTGACCTGGTCAGCAGTCACAACGCAATACGGTTGGATGGCTACAGGCACTGAGTGCGAGTTCAAGTTCGGCCAGGATCCGATCATGCCTGCAGCCAAAATCCAGCGCTCTAGTGGCCAGTATGGAGGCCTCGGGATCGACGAAATCATCTACAAGGAGATCGGCGGGGTCGAGCTACAGCTGACAGGGGGCGAGTTGCAGAACTAATGGCAAAGACTAAGTATGAATTCGACCTGAAGATGACCATCGAGATGCCGAAGGTTGAAGGAAAGGTTGAGACAAAGAAAATGCAGGCAGCGATCAGGACTGCGCTATCTAAGGGGCAGCAGAAGGGCGCTGCATACGTTGAGAAATCGCTTCGCAAGGCGCTTGATGGAGCTGTGGTTAAGACCTGGCCGTACGGCGGCGAGAGTAGAGACATTGTTGAGAGCGGCAGGCTGAGAAGTTCCCTGCAGATCAAGACGCAGTTCCTTCAGACCAAAACCACGTTCAAGATTGTCTACGCTGTTCCATACGCCGGTATTATCCATTACGGTGGCATGATCAAGCCCTATGGCAATCAAAACGCTGCTGACGTGGTTATTCCAGGTCGTCCCTGGGTCACTGCTACACTCCAGGGTACTGATGGAATGCAAAAGTTCGACATGAAAACGCCCTTTGATAAGGGTATTAGCGAGGCTTGGAAGGCTCAGTTCGGATAGGTACCCTAGCCCAGCTTTTAACGGCAAATGGCAGCTCGTAAACTCCCTTTCCTTGTCCAACCTCGTGGCATTTCAGTCAAGATTAAGGTGGGTGATGAGGATGTCGGCGTGATCGAGATCGAGCGTCGAGGATATACGACGGTAGGAGAGAAGAGTCTGGTTCAACAGGGAATGAAGGGCGATCGGGCCGTCGGTGACCTGATGATACTGGTCGGGAACATCGCTAACGCCCATGATATGGATCCCCAGAAGGTCCTGGAGGACCTGGGAACCACTCCCACCCCCGACTACCTTGCTGACTACGAAGGGGCCGCTGCGGACGCCCTGGAGGCCGTAGGGATTGAGAATGCGAAGCGCGACATGTGTCGTGCCACTGCCATTCTAATCAGCCGCGTGGATCCTGAGTGGACTATCGATGACACGCTCGCCCTGCACGAGGGCCTGGTGAAGGCTCTTTCAGAGTTCTACGTCAAAGAGGAATCTGGTTCCATCGAGACCCTTGAGGAGGAGTCCAAGGCTAGCGGTGCCGAGGGAAAAAAGTAGGCCAGGAAGAGGCGATAGACTTCGAGGAGTTCTACTGGCGCCTCAAATCCCTCTATCCTGGTGATCCCGAATTCGCTCTAGAGAACTACAGCAACCTCCCTTGGCTCTATGTCATAGAGGCTGTCTCTAGGGGGCTAGACAATTATCATACTGACCTGCATAACCGTGAGCGTCCGTCAGCACTACTGGCGGCGATGTACGCTAACTCAAAAAGGGATCCCAAGAAGGGTAAGCCTGTTAACTGGATGGACTTCTGTTTCTATAAACCTAGAAACGACGGGAACTCTGCTAGCGCCGAAAACGGTAGCGCCATGATGATTTTAGCGAAGAGCGGGACTCTGCCTCCCTGGGCTTTGTTCTGTTTCAAGGAGGTTACCGCCAACTTTGTCCCTGACTACAAGCCGGACGTTCTTGCTTTCATTGCCGAGGACGCCATCTTGATTCATCCAGTCAGGACTGAAACGGGCTACAAGGGGCTCCTGATCGCAATGGAGTCTGCGGGCGATCAGTTCCGCGACATGACGAACCCTGAGACAGGCGAAGTCATGAGACTTCGTATTCCCATGGTCCATACTAAAATGATTGCGGAAGAAGGGGCTAACCTACTTTTTAGCTGACAGGCCAAGACCCCATAGTTTGATTGATGTACTCGTCAACAATACGGCTGTCTTCCTCTGAGTATGGGCCAAAGCCCTGGATGCCGCCTTTCAGCCACTGTCGTATGCGCCATTCAGCTGCAATGCTGTAGAATGGTTGCATGCGATACCAGGCGACCCATTCCTGGCTAGACTTATCCTGATTGCACTCCCTGCAGGCCGGAATTACATTTGAGGTCTTGTCTTCTCCGCCGCTGGATCTTGGGCGGACATGGTCAATAGTTAAACTATCGTCGTCAATTGGCGGCTTACCACAGTAAGCGCAACGGTTGGACCATGCGTCCTTAATGCTTTGACGCCATTGGCGCCTTGCTTCGCCACGGGTTAATGCTGACATGTTATGGAGATAATCTGAAACCCTCTCGTAAACGGGGAGGAAATCCTGGGAGGCGTGCATCTCAGATTAAGTTAGAGACATCACCACAGAAACGGAATCTATTTGTCAGCATTTAAGCCTCCGTGGTTTGTCTATGCCCTCAGTCTACCGAGGAAGGTACACTAAAATAGCGTTTTAAAGCCTGTGGCACAGCAATTTCCTACATCAGCACAGGTTATCTATGACACCTTGGCAGCCGATGCTACTTTCATGGGTCTTCTAGGTACCTACGAGTTCAAGGCTGGCCAAACTAGCCCGGCGCTTTCTATTGTGACGGCGGGAGCGGACCTACCTTCCCTGCGCAAAGTGCAAGGTGTCGAATGTGTGATCCAAGACGCCGGCAATATCGAGAAGTATGAGTATGTCAGCGGTGACGCTGGACGCGTGTCGGTCACCTGGAGCCTCTTCTTAGTGGCTTGGGAGCCCGCTACTGGCGCAGACATGCAAGCCGCGGCCGAAAGGGCTTGCAGCCGCTTCCTGGGGTCTCAGGCGGTGCAGACAGTAGCCACGGCTGACGGCCTCGGAGCAACGGTTCAAACGAAGGTCTGGATCCGCTCTGATATGCCTATCTTGCCTGCCTAAAACAGTCCTTTGGCAACATAAAGTAACGGCCCCATGAGGGTCCGAGGTACCTTCGTGCGGGCTTACCCGTTTTCATTATGGCAAACTTCTCGGCCGCATTCGGCTACGATTTCTACATTGTCCCTGTCCAGAACGCTCTGGTCGCTGACTTTGCTGCAGCTCCCAATGTTGACACCACCACTCCTGTGGGCGCCACTGACACCGTGGCCTACAGCGACGGCGTATTCACCATCGCCAGCTCTGCATACACCATGGATGGCACCGACGATGCTGTCCGCCTGTCTGGTCTGACCTCCGCTTCCCTGGAGACCGACACGGGAACCGAGGACATCTACACCTACGACGACGAAACTAGCGGCTTCAACCAGTCCGTGGCTACCACCAAGAGCTTCAGCATCTCCTTGGCTGGTATCGCTGACTTCGGTGACGCTGGTTACAAGATCCTGCGCCTTACCGAGCAAAACACCGTGGCCGATGGCCTGCGTGTTGCTTTCAAGCGCGTTGGGCCTACTGGTACCACTGAAGAGATCGTTGGCTACGGCACCCTGACCGGCTATACCGAGTCAAACGAAGTTACGAGCATCGTGTCCTGGGAATGCACCCTTACCGGATACGGTCCTTATCACCTGACTCTGCAGGGTTAGCTGACTGGAGGCATCGCCTCCCTTGACACACTGGCGACAACCACGCCGTTTACGGCCACTAGCTCCACCGCAGTTGCAGCTTCCGCCACTACCGGCGGGGCTGTGGTTGCAGTCAACACTGACGGCAACGGCGATGTTATCGCGGTCGGAACCAATACTCCTGGCTCCGGTTACTCAGTGGGCGACATCGTTACTTTCAACGAAGACGCTGGTTCTGGCGTGTTTACCGCAAGGGTTGCTTCTATTTCGTAACCGCGATGCTTACGAGTTTCACCAAGGGCCCTCTCGGGGGCTCTTTTTTAATGGCAGCCTAATGGCAGCTTGATCGCCGAGATGTCTGAACAGCTGACTTTTAATCTAAACATGGACGCCTCGTCCATGATGCAGAGCGCGGATCAGGCAACCCAGCAATTGCAGCAACGTTTTAAACAGGCCAATGCGGCGATCAGGAGTGATCTAGAGAAACCCATTACTATCCAAGCCGAGTTCAATCTCAATGGCGACCCAAGGCGAACCTATGAAGACATCGTAAGATCTCAGCAGGGGGTTCTCAGGGAGCAGTCTCAGATAAACAAAAAGGCGCAGGCTCAAGAGAAGCTGCAGAATATGGTAAAGCGGGCAGTTAACGGCACCGCTCAAGAGAAGAAAAAAGCCTTAGCTCTTGTCGAGCGCTTAATGGGGCGCACCAAGACAACAAAAGATGAGATGAAGGTCTTGGCTAGGTATGCCAAAGATCTGAAAAAGAATCTTCCGAAAGATTCCGACTTGCCATCCTCGGGCGGAATGGATGGCCTCACTAGTAAGCTTACGCTAGCAGGCACTGCTGCAAACCTTGCTAGCAGAGCCGTCGAAAAGCTTGCTCAGGGCTTCGTCTCAATGATTAACACTGGTATTCAGATGCAGAGCTTGAACCTGCAGATGGAAGCTTTTACTGGCGGGGCCGACCAAGCGGCGGCAGCAATGGAAGAGTTTAAAAGGATTGCCTCTCAGACACCCTTAGATGTGATGCAGGTCGCCGAGGCCGGCAAGATCATGATGGCCTACGGTGTCGATACCGTGCAAGCTGTCGATGCCACCGAGCGACTCGCTATCGTTTCGGCGGCCACTGGCGGCGACGTTAATCTGCTAGCGAGAAACCTGGGTCAGGTTGCAGCTCAAGGGCGAGCCTATACTCGCGACTTAACGCAATTTGCTATTCAAGGTATTCCCATCTGGGAGCAGATGTCCGTCGTTACTGGCAAGAGTGTTGCCGAGCTAAAGGACATGGCTCGCGAGGGCCAGATCGGTATGACCACTGTCATGAGTGCTTTGCGTAACATGACCAAGGAGGGCTCAGCCTTCGCCGAAGTCGCGAGCCGCATGCAGGAGACATACGCTGGCCAATTAGCATTGCTGCAGTCCGAGTTTCAGGCCACGTCCGGACAAATTATCGAGTCAATTTCCGGTATCGACCAAGCCCTCGGTGGTGTAACCTCTGCTGCCATTGAAGGCATGGTCGATGTAATGAACGCCCTTGCTACCTCTACGGATAACTGGAGAACAGCGCTGGAGGCTGTCCAGTATTACCTGCAGACAGAGATGCCATGGGCCTTGGGCCTTCTTTCTGATGGAATGGGCGTAATCAGAGAAGAGGCTGGTACCATCATGGCCAATCTTGTCCCAGGCATTGGTCCAGCCATGCAGCAGGCGCAGGCATTGGTCGACAACTTCGCGGAGAATACCTCATCGGAGTTCCGAGGGGTTTCCGCTCAGGCGGAACAGCTGGGAATGAGTGCTGGACAGGTCATTCAGAAGCTTGAGCAGTTAGAGCAGACCGGCGGCCCCGAGAACGTCAAAGATGATTTCATCGAAGCTGCGGCAGCCAGCGAGGATCTTGAAGAAACTCTGAACGATCAAATCAAAAAGCTCATGGAGCTGGCGGGTGTTAGCGACGAAAAGATAAAAGATATGATACAGGGGTTCAAGGATGAGCGTGATGCAGCTCAGGATAGTCTTCAGGATATTGAAAATTACTACGACAAGATGGCCGCAAATGCCGTAGAGGCCTACGAGGAAGTCGAGAGACAGGTCAACGCGACTATTGAAAGCTCGAATAAGGTTATTGCCGGCCTGCAGCAGCAGATTAAAACCACCAAAGAGCTGGGACCCGCCGGTACTAAACTTGCTCAGATCAAGGAGAGAGAGCTTCGCTACACCGCAAGAACAGGCAAGGAGCTGAAGGGGCACATCACGGAAGAAGCTCGCAAGAAACTGGAGGCCAGGGCTACCCTGGAGCAGATGGAAGGTCAGAAAAAAGCCGCCGAGCTTCAGCAGAAGATCATGGTTGAACAGCAAAAAATCGCGGAAGCAAAGAAGAAGCTCGTAGAAGCAGAGAAGGAGCAGCTTGAGCAGGCTAAGGAGATTGACGAAGCTCGCGTCCAGGCTATCGCCGAGCAGAATGGCGCCGTCGAGGATCTGAATGGCACTATCGAACGGCTCGTTCAAGTACTTGGCGGAGATCTCGCCAATAACTGGGATACTGTTGAGGGGCTTATTGGAGACGCTGGCACCAGCACCGGGGAACTCGAAACCCAGCAGGATCTCTATAACGGCAGTATTACTGATACGATCAAGCAGTACGACCTGGTGCTTGGTAGGCTCGCCTCCATGAGGACCGCCATCCTTAATATGCCTCCCCTGCCGGCCCCGGCTGGCGGCACGACTACTACGACTAGTGGTCTGCGCTTCGCTGGTGGTCCAGTGTCAGGCGGAAGCACTTACACGGTCAACGAGCTTGGTCAAGAAGCTTTCTTGAGTGCAAGCGGCAAGCTGAGTATGATCAACGCCCCTGCTTGGGGTGACTGGAAAGCTCCAGGAGCTGGTACAGTTATTCCCGCACACCTTACTAAGCAGCTCGACATTCCTACAGGCGGCATCAATGTCAACAAGGCCGTCGGCGGGAGGGCTGGTGCAATTAGTGGTGCCGTTCGCACTATTGCCGCCAGCCAGGATGTGTTCAATAATAACGTAACTATTCAGGCAGCCAATCCAGTACAGGCCGCAAACAACATGATGGTGGAAATGGCTCGCCTCAAGCGCCGTCGTCGCTAATAGGTAACCTGGCTGCATGGAAAGCAACTTCTCCTTCGGCAGCCCCGATCAGACGGCTCAGCTCTATGTCGACTTTGCGTCAGCAAGTCACGGACCCGGCTTGCCTGACCTCCATCCTGACGAGATGAGTCACGAGGATCTGGTCAACCAGCTAGTGTATATCGGCATCGCTATTACGAACGCTAGAGAAGACCTGCAGAGAGAGGTTGTCAATACCTTGTACGAATACTTTGATCGAGTCTTTGTCCAGCTCGCCGAAGTTGATAACGAATACAGGGATAGGCTGAAGACAGGCGTGATCAACCTACCTCGCGATGGCGATAAAAGGAATCACGGATACTACCTGAAGCTGGCAGGCCTTTCGGCAAACTAGCAGCAGTCAGGGGCTTTAAATGGCTAGTATTGCAATATCGTACACGCCAGTCGCTGGGTCGCCTGCGTACAACTTTACAATCAACAACTTCCAGGACGCCGGCATGCCCCGAAGCTACATGGGGAGTACGACGTTCGAGAAGTCTGCAAATGGAGCAAACATAATTGGTGGCCCGGCCTATTCGGAGAAGTATCAATGGGTTGTCTCTACTCTAATGGACACGACCTCGGCCGAATCTTTTGACGCGATGTTTAGAGCTTGGGATGCAGACAGAGCTGCAGGTCACCCTGCCGCGTGCGGGATTGTCGACGAAACCTGGGGGGCCACGGTGACTACCAACGCTGTCTTCGTAACTCCTCCGGTCTACACGTGGGCTGGCGGGCAGCTCACCTTGGTTTCCTTTGGCATGAGCGAGGTCTGATATGTCTTACATCGTTTCTAAAACAAGGGTCAGCAGTATTACGATCAATGGCGAGGACGTCACTTCCTCGTTCATGAACTTCCAGATCGACGACCTGTCTGCTAACAGGAACGGGATCGTTTCCACGACTGGCACGCTGTCACTGGGACAGGAGCAAGGTGCCTCTGATATTACCTCTTACGACAGGAAGGTTTATAAGAGAGGGGAGGTTGTGATCATAGACATGGAGCACCCCGACGGAACTGTCTTTAGACATCCTCGTGGCTACTTGTATGTAATCTCCTCTTCTTACCAGATCGAGACAGAGCAGGTAGTGGTTGAGCTTGGGTGTCGGTTAGAACTGGCTCGCATTACAGACGACATCAGTAACCTGCTTTCTTATGCTCCGATCCCTCTCGACCCAGCTCAAGAAACTTACGAAAACCTTAGCGCCTCCCTCCGCTCTAACGGCAAGTATATCTACCAGGACAATACTGGCACCCTGCAGGTCCGAGATTTCTTTCTCGATAACGACGGAGGAATAGAGGTAGGTGAGTGGGTCTCTGTTCTTGGAAAAACGGTTATATCGGCAAGCCCCGCATCCTCTGCGGGAGCAATTCCGGACGCTATCAGGCTTTCCTATAGCTATCCCGTGGGGACGCTTGAAGAGGACTCGACTGGCCGAGTCGATACCGTCGAGACAAGGTCTACCTACTGGATCAACTATCCGGTTGTAAACTACGAGCGAGCCCCTGGGTACGGCGGAACTCGGATAATCAATTGTCAGGGCCTTAATTGCGGCGGCTTTTCTGATGACACTACGTGCAGGGTGGCCCCTTGCGTTGGAACGACAGCGTCGGCCAGTTCCCTGTCACAATCGACAGCAAGTACCGGCACTGGCTTCCTGGTGGCCCCCTCAAGGCCTGCAGGCGGATGCGGAAACACTCCTCCTGCCCCGGGCGGGTCAAACCCCCAGAACCCGACTCAGCCGCCTCCGACGAGCTGTGATGATCGCTGGGAAACGGTTGTGACTCCCACGTATCTGCCAACCTCCAACTACAAGATTCAAAACACCTACTACGATGCGCCAGGAGCCCAGGTCAGCCGAGTAGAATCTTATATTTACGGTCCCGCTGTCGAGGTTAATACCCAGTATTGGGCTGACAAGTTTGCCTATTGCCGAAACCTGTATGGTCGCAACTGTCTCCCTAACGGTAACTGCCCCTACGAGGGCATGGTCGACATCCTACAGAGCAAGACTATCGTCACAAACGTTTACGGAGAAGCTAACGAGCTTGTTCAGACTATCGCTGACACCTGGGTCACCACCCTTAGCGGAGCACAGCCTTCTAACTGGCGTTCTGGTATCGAGAATGGAGTGGCTCAGGACTTCCAGACGTTAAGCTTGACCGACATGTACAGGGTCAGTCGCACGACACAACAATATTATTCTGAGAATAATATCAATTTCGAGAGGACTACTGTTTACGACAGCCCTACGAGCCGCAATATCGGCATCACCGCTGGCCCACTCGACGCTGTTACCCACGGCATTGTAACTCAAACACTGAGAGCATCCTCCAGTACTGCCACTATTCCATCAAGGCCGGACAGCGTCAACAGTGGCTCTACTCAGACCACTACCGGAAGCGAGGTCCTTGTCCTTTCCACTAGCGGCGAGTACCTCAACTCACCCCCAGAGGCTGGGCCCTACGAACTGGACGAGTCTATTCCGACCCCCGTCCTGTTCGAGAGCGCTAGTGATGTACGGGACGCCATCAACGCTTACTCGAACTACATCAAGCGCATGACGGTCGGCCAGGCCAGGGCCTTAACTCTTGGGGAAGGTCTCCGCCCTGAGATTGTGTCTAACTGGTACCCCAGCATGCCTTTCAGGTTTGCTGATCCCAGTAGCAACACTATCGTCGCCTATAGGATGGACGGAACTACCTGGGGAGCAAGTACTACAGAGAGCGCCCTGGTGACCAATGCTCTTTGGATCGCGGATAGCTCTGGTACCATCAACCTCGGCAGCAACCTCGTAGGCAACTCCGCTCCATCCATCCAGCCTGGAGGCGATATCTCGTTCGGTGGCACGGACAATGGAGCCGGGGCGGTCCCTGGAGGGAATACTCCTCCATCTATCTCGGACGAAGTCACGGGTCAAAATATTGCCTACATCGTCAACGTCGACTTCAACTTCGGTGGCAACCCAATGACGTACGGGGCTGACGGAGTCGTGCCTGCTGCATTAGTACCAGCGGAAGCTCGCTACCAGAGCAACCTTCAGATCTTCGCTAAGGGCGTAATTGTCGAGCCAGGCGGCCTCATTAGCCCGCTAGGAGACGGAAGCCTGCCAGTTAGCGCTGCCGGATCGCTTCTTACGGCCGGCGCCACGGTCATAAACGACGATCTCTTCGCCTCTACCTAGTTGGAACCCTAATGGCGATTATTAGGTTTTTCGGATGGCCCTAGCTTCTAAGATCTCTGCCACCGAACTTACGGCACAGGTCACTAACCGCTTCCAGGACAAGTATATCGCGGGAATTCTGATCAACGCTCCTGGGTTCACCTACTCTCCCGGGACCTCGGATGACGCCGCTTTTCTTGCACTCGAACCCACTCTTACCAATGGCGTCGGCGCTGCTGGATACAAGCGTCAGATCATCTCATTCAGCTCTGGCGATATCGCCGCCTACTCCGACGGAGGTGTAGGATTAGCTCAGAAAGCTACTGTTTTCGCCCATGACGGAGGGGCCACTGCTCTTGAATTTACCCACGCTGCACTGATATGGAGCAGCGGCAATATAACTGCTGCTAGCTCTACGGCCACCGTCCCCTCGGCAGGCGTTAACGGTACCTATCTTAACCTGCCAATCGACGCCACCTCTGGCTCGGGAGTGAATGCCACCTTCGATTTGACGATCACCAACGGTGGCGCTGCTCAAGGAGATTGGACGGTTACTATCAATAAGGCCGGCTACGATTACGCGGCCCTTGACACTATCGATATCAGCGAAGCGACGCTGGTTAGTGCTGGCGCGGTGTCAGCATCCGCTGGACTGCTTCGTATTCAAGCGGATACCGTCAATACCGATGCTAATGCGGGGAACTTAATTACTTCGGCTAAGACGACAAACCCCGCCAGCTTGATCGCTGGCTACGAGGCAGCTTTCTATTGGAACCTGAAGCAGTACGGCTTCTACGAATCACTGCTTGCTATCTGATGTACGACGATCTCCTAGAGGCTCACAGAAGGAATCGGTTCCTTGATCTGGAGCAAATGGTGACCGATGTCGAGATCAAAGGCGATTTCGAAGGCAGTGTCACGGGGACATGGGTTAAGTTCAACACCGATGGAACTGGCTCTGTTAATTACAAGGACAAAATCTACAAGGTTAGAATTCTAGGATTTGTCTCCATCCCAGAAGGGGCTAAGGTCGAGCTGTCCCACGCCAATGGAATCTACTACGCCAACTTCTAGTCATGACAATTAACAGAGCTTCGGTATCTACTACTGACATCACCGAAATCAAGACTGTCTCCATTGAGATGCTGGATAGCAGGCCTGACAATGCGTACACTTCTATTGTTGGTACGCCGAATGCGCTGTGCGGGTATTATGACGCCGCCCAGGACCTGGTCGAGCTGTTCATCCGCGATTCGAGCGGTTTTCGCTATATTAAGCTGATATGACATTTAGCTCGAACAGGCTTGTAGTAGACCCGACGCTGCGAAGGTCTTCAGTGGCTACGACCATCCTTAGGATCATTAACGTAATACCGGGAGAGGCTGTAATCAAGGTGGTCGACGGCGTTCTCGCCTCTGAAAGCACAGCGCCGGAAGTAGAGGGGCAGTTGATCGTTCAGTGGGTTGACGGGGTCGGGAACAACAAGACAATGAGACTGTGGGTGGCTGTAGACATCGAGGGCACATTGACCTGGAAAATGTGCTTGCTCTACACCACGAAAGGAAGGTATACTACTGGGAACGTTCCGGTCATGGGTGGGTAATGTCTAGCCGCGATTTTAGCAGAAAAAGAAGGCAGGACAGAGAGCACTTGGACCGCATAGCAGATGCGAGATTACCTAGCGGTCTTGACAGCAGGATGGTCACCACTCCTGCACCTTTCGATGACGCGAATTACGACAGAAACCACCCGCTAACGGATCCCAGTAACGAGAACCGCGCTATCTTTTCCAGCGAGAGACAGGCAGCCTTGGCAGATGCTGTCAGGCGCTATAAAACCGCAAATCGTCAAACCGGGAGTTCGCCGTGCGTTGTATCTTCAGACTGCGCTTCCGGGTTCCGCTGTGCCGGTGGAACTTGTCAGCCAGCCCACCCAGGACAGAGTGTCGCGCTTGACGCTTATGGACAGCCGGTTACTGGCAACACGGGTGGTCCTGACAGCTCCTATAGCGGCAGTACGGCCGGCACCGGGGGCTGTGCACCTTCTGGGCCGATAGATCCGGCTTACCCCATTCCCGAATGCGGAGTCCTTCCCTCCTCCCCTTTGCCTGGAGGGGCGGGTCCTTGCAATAATGACAATTGCTATTCGAACCCAGGCCCAACGCAGGATCCAGTATCTCCTGATAACGATTGCGGTCCTGGACAGTGCTGCCGATTTAATGCGACTTTCGGCAAGGTAGTCTGCTCTCCCGGATACTGCCCTGGATACGAGCCACCTCAGCCCATCCCGACATGCGGTGACGATAGCGACTGTGCTCCAGGGACCTACTGTTCTGGTCCGACTAACACCTGCGTTCCATTCCCCGGCCAGCCGCAACCGCCTTATACGCCGGTATTCATCCCGTGCGACGACGCCGGAGACTGTCCTGAAGGGGCCTACTGCTCAGGCGGTTTCTGCGCTTCGGGCCCGTGTGACACCAGTGCGGACTGTAGCGGTAACCAGGTTTGCTATGGCGGAGAGTGTCGTCCTACATCTCCTGGGCTGCCGCAGCCCCCTGGAGCCGATGGCGGTGACGGCACTGGATCTGGAGATGGAAACGGCGACGATTCGGGAGGATCAGGAAGCGGCCCGTGCAACCCCTTCTGCTCTACCTATAAGGACATCTACGGCAACACCCATCGGAACTGCGAGCCCGTTTCCGAGTGCGACGAGTGCACCACCTGCCTTTCAAATGGCGATGGTACCAGCAGTTGCCAGAACAGCATCCTTACCCCTGGTCCATGCTGGTGCAATCCTCAGAAATGCCAATACCAAGGTCGAGGATGCTCCTCATGTGACGATGATCCGAATAGCGGAAGTTATGGTGACTGTATAGAGAAGGATGACTCTTGTTCTGCCTGTCATACGGCGGAAGGCCCTTGCTGCGATAAGACTATTTCGGCGACGGCGTGCGTTCCGGTGGAAGTCTACGGACCAAGCGCTCCCCTCTATGCAAAGATCGCGGCAGAAAGACTGCTTGAGGAGTATTGCGATGAGATCGAAGAAAAAGACGACAACTGTAACCCCGACGATGAGCCCGATGAGCCTTGCGACTGCAACTGTCACAGTGATTGCCCTGACTGTGAGCTGTGTGGCGCTGACGGTAAGTGCTACCCAGACCCCGCCTGCGAGGTATGTGGTGAAGGCGAGAAGCTTTGCCCCAATCTTGAAACCTGTTGTGAGGCGGGTGCAACCTGCGTCTCAGTCTATCTCAACGAGTTCCAGACTGGCGCTCCAGGGGAAGAGCGAATAGTTGCTTACCGAAGCGTTGGAGGTCCTGCTCAATACTCAATCCTGCCAGGGGATGGTCGTGAGTTTGTGCCCTGTGACAGTCTGAATGAAGGCAGGAGAAGGCTGCTTATTTCCAACTCCTTCTATACAGGCTCGGATACCTGTGATTTCCCGAACGGCAAACCACGGGAACTTGCCATACGTGATCCGCAATGTTATGGTCCAGGGACCAACAGGCCTGATACTACCCCGTTTGACCCTGTCTTAATCAATAGCGAAGAAGAATCCACCTCATGTTGCGAATCGTCGTAGCGCCGAGGCGGGCTAGGAATCCTAGCCTAGCTTTAGTTCTGTTGTGGCTGTCTTCCCTGATCGCATTGTACTCAAGAACTCGACGGACAGCCAGGCAACCATTGAGGCGGCCATCCAAACTGGCGGGACGGACGAGATCACCCAGGGCGAGATCGTCCTGGGGGTAGATTCGACCGACGTAGCAATCTACACTAAAGCGGGTGATGGCAGCATTATCAGGTTCGCCCCTGGGGCAGCTGCAGGTCGCGCCATCGTTAGCGATACAGAACCAACCGTTGGCATCAACGGTAATCCGTTGACAGATGGCGACCTGTGGTACGAGTCTGATACGGGCTCTTACTATGTGTACTACCTGGGCACTTGGGTCGAGGTAAGTGGAGGCGGCGGCGGTGGCGTGACAAGCGTCGCTGTTGCTGGAGGGACTGGGCTTACCTCCAGTGGTGGCCCCATCACTGACGCTGGCACAATTACAGTTGACCTGGACGATACTACCGTCACCCCTGGCAGCTATACGAATGCGGATATCACGGTTGACGCGCAGGGCAGAATTACGGCAGCGGCAAATGGGACAGGTGGTGGAGCTACCTCGATTGGCGACCTGACCGACGTAGATACGACGACCACACCTCCTACCAACGACCAGGCTCTAATCTGGAATGGGACCACATGGGTCCCTGGCGATGTAACTACTGGCGGTGGTGGGTCGGTTGACAGTGTTAATGGTCAGACGGGGGTGGTGTCACTGGGTATAGATGACCTGACCGATGTCGCAACAGATGGTACTGAAGCTGGTTGGGTTTTGAATTTCGAGTACCCAGACGGGACCAGTTCTGGTGTTTCCAACGAAGGCATTATTTCTTACAGCGACTTCAACTGGAACAGCTGTGATATTAGTACAGACGTTGCTAAGTTCGGGTCAGGCTCAGTCGACCTGAGGAATGGATTCTCGTTCTTGAAAGCTGGCAACAATTTCACTACGACAGAAGAAGATTCGCTGGCATTTGGGACTGGTGATTTTACTGTAGAAGCCTGGGTTTACTGGGCCACAGCAGTATCTGGCTCACTGCATGTCGTCTGGGAGTATAATAACTCTACCGTTGCTATTGGCCACTATCTGCATTGGGACGCAGTAAACGGTACTTTTAAGGTTCGGATCCAAGGCGGCAGCTCGCAGGCGTCGTCAGTGGTTACTTTGGCCGACGCTACCTGGCATCATCTAGCCGTAACCAGATCTTCTTCTACGGTCCAGTTATTCGTCAACGGTACGAGTGTTCTTTCGTACACAGATGGAGGTAATATCACTGGCAGCAGCAAGTCTCTTTTACTAGGGGGCGGGCGAAACGCGGGTCAGAATCTTGGCGGTTACATGGACGGCTTTAGGCTTGTCAAGGGAACCGCTCTATATACCAGTGACTTCACTCCTCCGACTACTCCGCCAGAATCTTTCACTGCTCTCCCTGCCGACGGCCAAGTGCTCACCTGGGTTGATGCTAATAACCGATGGGAGCCTGCAGATGCGACTTCTGGTTCTGGTGGTGCTACCGAGCTGGATGACCTGACTGACGTAGGGACGATCTCTGGCGGTAGTACTGCCATTCTTTGGGATGACTATAACTCCTTACTTGGTGCTAACGGTAGATGGTACGTTAGCGGCGATCAGCTCCAATTCAACAAGTACGACGACCAATTCGTCGATCAAAGTGCGACTATTGACGCTTCTCCTGCGAGTGGGGTCCTCCTGATTTCCCAGGACGGCACAAACTACTCACCGTATGAGTACACCTCATACCAGAATGGTGCCAGTGCTGACTGGAGGTATTTTGACTTAGTGGATGCTTCGGGTATTACTCAGTCAGGCAATATCTACATCAAATTCGGCGCAACTGGCCCCAGCGACGGCCAGGTACTCACCTGGGTTGATGCTAATAATCAATGGGAGCCTGTAGATCCGGCAAGTGGTGGTGGAACTGACTTCGGCGACGTGTCGCCTTATACCCCGAAACTCGCCACCTACGCAACCAGGCAAAGCTTCAACACGCAGCCGCCGACAGATGAGTGGTCTGCCAATACGACGCCAAGCCTAATCTTTCCACCATTGGCTGGCAACGGGTTCAACCTGACTGACGAGTTCGGCAGCACCAATCCCGGGACGATCGGCGTCAGTGACGACGGCCATACGTTTACCTATTACACCTGCAGCAACTGGGAGAATTTTTCAACCTACTTCCGAGCTACGCTGACGGGTTTCGATGCGGAGGCGTTCTACAACGTTGGTGACAGGCCGATCTGGATTGACTTCGGCCCCGAGACAAATCCTGCCGAGGGTACGACCCTGGTCTACGAGGCGGATGGTAATTTCTTCAAAATCAAAGAGAACAGTATAGCCAATCAGGCCGATTTTGACTATCAGCGAAACGTCTCCACCTATGAGTTCACGTTCAGCTCGTCCGACACGCCAAACCCCGCATCTGGTGAATCTACTGTTTGGAGCAGTTACACCGCTGGTGTTTACCTGTTCCTTAGCACCACTGACGCAAACTCCCTAGATGCTGAAACCGATCTCTACGCGCTAACCAGTGGCTCAGCCGTTGCGATGTCTGTCAATGGTACAGTCGTTTTTGATGGTAACCTGGTTACCACCCTCAACGAGAACAGCAACCGCATTACCCTCCAGTTCTCAGCTGTTCAAAGCTGGATTACAAGCCTGCAGGCTGGTGACGTCGTTGGTATTCGCTCGGATTCGGTTTTCGCTCGACAGGCTGCACCGCTACCAATCACGGACGGCCAAGTTCTAACTTGGGTGGATGCTAACAGCCAGTGGGAGCCTGCAGATGCAACAGGTGGTGGTGCTACAGTCCTGAATGACCTCGACGATGTTTCGACGGAAACCCCTGGAACAGCTACCTGGGAGGGTACATGGACCGTGTCTACGCTTGTTTTGGGCGAAATCATGACCGCTGACGGCAATATGGGTCCAGCATCTAGTAATGAGATCAACCTCTACATCAACGACAACTCTGGGACTAGCTATGCAGCCGAGCTCAGCGCTCTAAATGGCTCCACTTTTTACTGGAGGAAAAACTCCGAGCCATGGCAGTCAGAGACGATGACGTCGTACAGGGCTTTCCAAGTCAACACCTTGATTCCGAAAGCGGCGGGCCTTAGCGCATCCGTAAATGCGGCGCAGCTGGGTGACACTTATACCTTGGCCGACGGGTCGCCCGACACTGTCCCCACCGACGGCCAAGTCTTAACCTGGGTTGACGCTAATAATCAATGGGAGGCTGTAGACACTCTTCCTGACCTTATTACCAGTGTTAATGGCGAAACGGGCGAGGTCTCCCTCTCTGTCTCGGATCTTGATAACGTCGCATCTACGACCCCCTTAAGATATGAGACTCTTCCCGAGGGGACTGGCGGATTCAACTTCAATGGTGGATATTTCCAGCTCGGTAATGTCGACTCTGATGGAAATACCCTGTCAGTCTCTGATTTTTCAGGTGGAACTATTTGGATCAGCACGAATGGCGACCCCATTCAAGCTGTCCCTTACTCCAATGTTTCCCAGCTCTCTGACTTTGTTCAGTTTCAGTATGATTCAGCCACTTACGTGTTCACCAAGACCGCTCCTTGTCTGGTGTACCTGTCGGACCCTGCTGGGGCTGTACCTGCTGACGGTCAAGTTTTGACCTGGGTTCAAGCTAATGATCAGTGGGAGGCTAGAGATCTCCAGGGTACAGCTATCAGGGCCGCCCTGGGTATTGGCGAATACGTCGATGACGCAGCTGCGGGCACTGGCGGCGTGGCTTCTGGAGCTATGTATTACAACACAACCTCTGGCGATTACCGTCTGAAGTCCTGATCGGCATACTAGCCCAGCGCTTTAGTTGGCAATGGACCTAGCAGAGGAACTAAAATCCGCAGGGGCTTATCCTCAGGGCCCCTGCTCGGCCTGGCCAAGAGCTAGGAATGAAGAGCTAATCGCTTCAAGGAGAATTGTTAACCCTAGTCATGCCACTAAGGTAACGGCAAGCGCCGGAAAGATGGCTAGTGGACTGCTGCGCTCGGCCGGTCAGGCGATACGACATGGCAGGGTAACCGAGGAGATTCGTAACGAGCGCTACGACACCTGCAAAAAATGTCCGTTCTTTATCCAAGACTCTAAGCGCTGCAGCGAATGCGGATGCTTTATGGAGGCGAAGACGTGGGTAGGCGGTGATCCTGATCGGCTCTGTCCCCAGAAGAAGTGGAGCCGCTGACATGGTATTACCCGCTCCGGACATGGAAGATTGCTGCGAAAAGCGCAGATGTACTGGCGGCTCCAATGCTGGCAAGGCGTATTCTACTTGCGACCCTTGCCAAGGGCAGGGGGACTTCGACAAGGAGGCCTGCGATTGCGTGGTAAATGCACCGTATTTTGCCGAGTACGCCTGGTACGAGTTTACGCATGAGTTTGTCAGAGGGCTATTCAATGGTTGCGAGACATGGGTTACCGACTACGACGGCTTCAGGATTGTTCTGGGTATTAATAGGGGCAGGACTGGCATAGAACCTCAAGGGATGAGCTGGAGCCTCGTCCCCTTCGCTACTTGTAACGACGGTCCATGTCCGACTGATGGCGCTTCCAATGTTGACGGTTACATTGTGGACGCGAACGGGGTGGTAAACGAAACCCCTAAACCACTGGACAGGGCGCTCTGCAGCGACGAGAGATTTAGGCAACTCTACTTTACGACAGGTGTAGTAACAGGCTATGGCAACACGCTCGACGAGGCCGCTTGTGACGCAAAAGCGAAAGAACCAAAGCTCAACATCTACCCAGACTGTTCATAGGCATACTACCTCTGTAATATTCAACCAGGGGTGATCCCTGGCAGACAACATGGCTGACGAGAACATGACTCCCGAGACGGAAGTCAATTCCGCACCCGCTCCAGCAGGCGACGACAT